GTATATTTTACTCCGCCTTGAGTATCAACATCTCCAACTTGAGCACCATCTTTAGCAAATTTAGCTAATTCTGATACTGATGCACCATCTTGCGTGGCCATATCATATCCAGTATTAACGCCAGCATTTGTTTGACTATCTGTAAAATCCGTTATAGGATTCCAGTTTTTATATTTTTTATCTGCTTTAGCATTAATACCAGCAAGATATTGGTTTATTGATTTTTCAAATAATTTAACGTAATCTATTGCCTTTGATTTTCTATTTGGAATAGAAGGACTAAGTGTAGTAAAAGGTTCAGAAACATCAACTTGTTTTGAAACAGGTGAAGTTTTAACTACATTAGGTTGACCTTGTTTTAATTTAGAAAAATTGGTCTTCTTTTCAGTTTTTTTCTTTTTAGATTTAAATGCCTTTGGAGTAGCATATTGCATTCCCGTACCGGCTACAAAGTTAGCACCCGTCCCAGTAGTGCTCATTTCTTTTTTTAATCCCTTTAAACTTAATTTTTTCATACCATCTCAATTTCAGATGAAAGTTCAAGATATTGCAATAAAGCAACTAAATGATCATCTTTTAAATTTTTAGTTGTTAATATTGGCTTAATTAAATTTATAACTTCTTGTATTTTAATTTTAAGAGCTGGGCTTTCTATTTTAGAAATATTTTCGTTTAATACTTTTGAAATAATATTGAATTTTTTATTTAAAAATTCTTTTAATTTAGGAGCATCAGTAGCACTATTAATATATTCTTTTAATACTTCTTTTTGATCTTTAGTTAATCCATCAAATTTAGTATTATATTTTTCTAACATAATTTTATATGCTAAAGAACGTGTACCTTTATCTAATTGAGTTAACTCTTCAACTAAAGGTGATAGAGAAATTTTAGAATTAGGGTTGGAAGTAATATATTCTAATATTGTAATCTTGGATGTAATAATAGATTCGGGATTCCCGAATTTTTTATTATTATAAGATTCAAATAACACATATGTAGAAGCTAAAAGTTTATAATTTTTAATTTTAGCCCCAAAAAAATCATTAATATCGAAATTATTCTTAATTTCTTTTATTAAATTATATTTTTCTTTAGATAGTTTATCTTTATCTAATCTTCTAGATAAATCAAGTAATGTAGATAATATTGATTCAGCTTTACCTTCTGATAAAGATGTTGAACGGTTAAGGGTTTGGTATAGTTTATTTTCGTTAGCTAATTCACTTTTAGTAAAATATTTTTTTACTAAACTTGCTGCTTTTGAATTACTATTAGACATTGTGTCTGATGTAATTTTTCTTACTAAAAGTTCAAAAAGAACACCAGTGTTCTTATACTTGTTGTGTTTTATTTTCATAAGTAGTGCGCTACTGTCTATAAATATTGTAATTTTTTTACTTCTTCACGTATTTGGTCTTCATCTAGTAAATTTTCCTTTTCAAATAAATTTACTTGTGTTTTAGGGAACATTTTCTTTAAAGTCGATTCATTTTGTGCAAATATAGCTTTTGCAGCAAGGTTTTCTTCTCTAACAAATTTCTTTTTAGATTCACGTAATCCCGGTCTATCTTCTGCTTGAGTTGAAGATGTCATTGTATCAGAACCTGTAACATCTTTTCCAAGATTACTATCTTGGTGCCCATAATCGGATGGACTTTCAGATGGTCTTCCTTGATCTAATGCAGTTTCAGGATAATTTTTATCATCCGTAGCATATCCTGATGGAACACCTTTACTACCTGGATATCTACCAGAACCATATAATGATGCTAATGAATGAGGTGTACCATAAGCTTCACCTGATTCAGCGGGATCATTCCCTTCAGTTTCAATTTGGTTTTCTCTAAATTTACGTTTTTGGTCTTCAATAATTAAATCTCTGTATTCTTGATATTGATCTTCACTAAAGTGGAAAATATTATCATAAATCCAATCAGTAGGCATTAGTTTTTGATCTAACATAGAAGCTGCTAATTCTACTTTTTCTTTCATAAGTGCAATTCTTTCCTGATCATATATGATAGAAGGAGTAGTTAATGAAAGTTCAAAGTTAGTTAATGACGCACCATCATAACCTTGAGCGTATAAATGCACTAATGCGATTTTAGTTAATTCGGATACTAATATTTTTTGTATACGTTCAACTGTACGAGCAAACCGTATATCTTCAGCAGCTAACGTTGCCTTACCATTTAAATCGGCTTCATATCCTAAATAAGCTTTTGGTACTTTTAAAGCAGCAAATAGTTTATCTCTTAAATATGTTACATCCTCAATCGCAGCATAATCTAAACCTTTTGTAGTTTCAATTCTTGTAGTTGCATCACCACCTCTAACAGGGATATAAAAATCCTCTAGGATGTTTTGCATGTTGAATTTTAAATTATACTCACCAGTTTGTGGATCAACATATGGTGTTTTTTTCATTTTATTAATCATTCTTTGCATGTACCCTTCTACTTCAGCAGGAGGTATATTACCTACATTTACAAAGAATGTTCTTTTTTCAGGTGCTCTAACAATTCTATGGATTAACATTGCGTCTTCCATCAATGTCATTTGTTTCCATATTTTACGAGCAGGTTCTAAATAAGATCTACCATAAGGTAAATAATTAAAATCTGATAGTAATCTAAAGTGAGCCATTTCATAATTATCAAATACAATTTCATCACCTGTATTAACACCCATACCCGGAGATACCATTTGAAATCCTAATGGATTTTCTGATACAGAATAACTTGGATCATATTTAAATTTAACGTCTGATGGGTTAGCAGGATCAGTTCCTTCTACTCTAATTATAGTATATGAAGAAAAAGGAACAACATTATATACTCCAAACTTTTCTGAAATTTCTAATTTTAGATAAAAATCTCCATATTTTAACATATTTCTAGTCCATGACCATAAATTAAACTCAATGTTTAATACATCATAAAATAAATTATATAATATTTTTTGTATTGTTTCGTCTGCAGATCGAATTTGTAACACTTCATTAAAATCATTCCTAAGAGTAGATTCATCAGAAACAATATCTAACGTTGAAGCAACAATAGAATCCGTATCCATAGCTTCATAATCAGTATACAACTGAATCCTAGTAGATGGGAAGTTGACCTGCTGCATCATATTATAGTTCAAGCCACCTGTAGTACTATACAATTTATTAAATCTATCGTATAGAGAGTTTGTTTGTAGTTGTCCTAAAGATTGAATTTGTTCAGAATCAATTACTTTTAATTGATTTCCTCCAACGTTTCTTATTACAACGTCTGTAGAAAATAATCTTCGTAATCTACTAAATAATGATGTGTCTGCCATTTTATGTATATATAATAAATATTAATTACCCCAATAACCAAGTGATATCCTCCTTTTCACCATGGGGGTTTTCCATTTCGTAAGGATTTTTAAATGCACTGTTGTTTCCTGAATAGATGTTAGGTGCTTGATGATGTGAAGAATTAATTCCTCCTAATGTAGCACGAGCCATATCTACACCTTGTTGTTGAAAGTGTAATGCTGTATCTCTTAAAAACACACCTATACCAAATGCCATAGTTAAATCATCGTTATACCCACTTAAGGCTTGTGCCTTTCCATTCTTCCATACAAATGTTCTTAATTCTTCTAATAGTCGTTTAGAACGTATTGTAATTGATTTCTCATGAAGATACGAAACCATTTTGGATATAACAAGTGGTCTCGTTCTCATTGATGTAGTAAATCCAGGTACCATACCTTGACCATTTTCATATCTTGTTAAGTATTGATCAGCATTGGACATTGTTACATCCATTTTAGGGGAATAATATAAATTACGATACCCCCTATCTATTAATACTTGTATTACTGCCCAACCTATATTAGCATTTTCAACTACTAACATAGCGTCATTATATTCTGTTGCTACTGCAAATAAAACATTACCGTAATCTTTAGTTGGTATTTGGGCTTTAAACTCAGCAACTTGGGTTGCAGTTTCTATATCTATTACATGAAAAGCTGAAAAGTCATTACCATCTCCACGAGCAACATCCGCTACTACCATATAAGATCTAGAATAATCTGGTATTTCCCATATCCATAAATTACCACCTATTCCTCTACGTTCAACAGGTTCTTGAAGAAATGTACTTTCATAAAAGTTTAATATATCAGGTTCTATAACTGTATCTCCTGAGGTACTAAAGTCACAGTCACATTCCTGTGCTGCCATTCTATTACCTAATATTATATCTTGTTCATCTCTCCATTCTTTACTACGTTCTGGATGTACAGTCCATGGTAGTCTAATAGGAATAAATGTATTTTCTCTTGCTTCTGCTTTAGCCCATGTTGAATGAAACCAATTACCTGTACCATAAGGTGTTGATAATGCAATACATCTCCCACCAGTTGCTAATGTTTGTTGAGCAGAGGCAAATATTTCATCAATACCATCAATAAAAGCAGCCTCATCTATTAATAATAAAGAAACGGCTTCTGAACGTCCAGCATCTGATGAGGCTGAAGTTGCTTTAATTTGTGAACCATTAGCTAATCGTAATGATAATTTATTATGTTCAACTGTTTTTATTTGTAACCATTTTGGTAAATTATCATACGCAAATCGTACTTTAGTTACCATGTTTTTAGCTGTTTCTTGCTTTGTAGCAATACATAAAACATTCTTATCTTTTTGAAATAACATTGTCCATAGGGAAAATGCTGAACATAAAGTTGATATACCTAATTGACGTGATTTGTTTATAATAAGATAATCTTCACCTTGCATGTGGCGAAGTACTTTTTCTTGAAAAGGATATAAATTAAATTTGATTCGTCCTTGTTTAGGATTTTGAATCATATAATACTTTTTCATAAAATACACAGGATCTTTAGCGCATTTTATAAATTCGGATTTTATTATATCTTTTAAATCTTCAGCCATATTATTTTAGTATAAAAATAACACCTGCTGCAATTAAAATGCCTGTGCCTCCAAACAATTTAGTTTTTAATTTTTGTTTTTTTAAATCAGTTTGAAGATTTCTAGTTAATTCTTGAGAAATAGATAATTGATCTTGTTTAGTATATAAAATATTTTCAAAGTTTGAAGATTTAGTATTTAAACTAAAAATAATACTGTCTTTTAAAAATACTTTTTGTTCTAAAAGGTTAATTTTAGTATTAACTAACGATAACTCTGTTCTATAACTATCTCCTATTAAAAGATCTTTAATAATGAGTTTTGCTATTGGTTTTTCTAATTGAATCGAAATACTGTCTATAGCGATTTGTGAAAAACAGCTCCAGCTCGTCATCATTAAGAAAATCAACATCTTTAACTTTTTCATCTATTTGATTTTTTAATTTTATTATTTTTCCATCCTGTAAAGATAATTCATCATCTAAATTAGATATTTGAGAATTTAAGTCCCCAATTTTTACATTTAATGTTGAATTAACCCCATGTAAAGAGTCAATTTTAATTTCTAAATCAGTAATTTTAAGATTATAATCTGTAACATATTCTTCATCTCCCCCAAATAAAAGGTATCCTAATGAACAAGCTAGGAGGATAATAATTAATATGTAATATATTCTTTCTTTAAATCTTAACACCTTTTAATTTTTCGTATTCTTTTTTAGCTGCCTGAAATTCAGGGGTTAATTTTTTTAATCTTTGTTTAGCTAACTCTTTATTTTCAGGGCTCTCAAAGCTTTTATACATATCTAGCTCTGTTTTCATTAAATCTTTAAGGCGTTTATAATCTTTAACAATTCTATCAGATTTATTTAATTTTTTATTTAAAGATTTATTACCAGCGGGTGCTTTTTCAGCAGCCTCATCAGAATCAATATCCTCTGTAAGTAATGCCTTGGATGTCCATTGTTTTATACTAAAATTGTCTTCCATATTATGTATTTAATTATAAATATTTAAATTTTTGTAACATCTAATATTTGTGATATACGTTCTTCTGTTGTACCTTTTAATATATTTACATTTTTACACCTATGACCATAAGTGTTTAATATTCTTAATACAGACTTATCAATCAAATCTCTATATTCTAAATTAGTTTCTCTAACCCCATTATCCTCCATTTTAGTTCCTAAAGGATCAATATAAAATATATAATCATACTCGCCTACAAATACTCTAGCATAATCTTCAAAATATTCTTTATCTTTAAAATCAATTGTAGATGAACAACTTGTAAATGCCATAACATCTATTACAGTTCTATCAGTTATTATCCATGATTTCATTAATTCAGTAACCCTTTCTGCTAAAAACACAGTTTGACCTTTTAATGTAGAATCAGTATTCAATGGAATACCTAAACCTTTTAAATACTCACTACGTTCCGTAGCAAATTCAAAACGACTAAAACGATCTAATTTTTTTAATTCATTTACTAATGTAGTTTTACCTACACTCATTGTACCACATAAACCTATTTTCATAATTTATTTATTT